CCACAATACATCACTGCAGTAACTGCAGGTGGTGGTGCTACTACAGACGTGACCCTTAACGTCCCGATGAAGTTTGCTACGGCAGCTGGTGCGGAGATCAAGGTCTACCGTTCACTAACAGCTACCAATGCTTACGGCGTTGGATTCTCTAAGGAAGTTTCGGTTTCCGGTTTCACTAATGCACCACAAGACGGTCAAATGATCGCCACTGGTAGTGGAGCAACTCGGAGGATCTACACGATCATCGAATCGCGTACTGATCCAACCAATGCGGCTAACCGATGGATCCTCTTGGATCGACCTCTTGAGGCCCCAATCGCCCAGAATGACTTTGTCTTCCCGGGTGTTGCTGGTTGCTTCAACTTGGCATTCCATCGTAACGCTTTGGCGTTCGTTAACCGTCCATTGGCGACTCCACCACCTTCGGCTGGTGTTATGTCTGCTGTTGCTGAATACAACGATCTTTCGATCCGTATCACAATGCAGTATGACTCAAAGTGCCAAGGTACACGGGTAACCTGTGACTTGCTCAGCGGTGTTGCACTGTTGGACAAGGAAATGGCTTGCTTGTTCTACGGCTAAACGATCGTGGTGCATAGCCACAATCCTGTACCGCTCGAGAGGGCGGTACTTTTCTCTCGCCCCTAGACTCTGTTCGGAGGTAACATGAACCGATCGCATAATTTACTCTTGCGAAATGTAATGTACCAGTTCAAACGGCAGTATGGGCAAATGCCTGTCGACCTTTATAAGTACCATGGTTCAGATGTAGATCTGAAAACTGGTAATGAACGACTCAGTAAAGACTTACACCGTTTCAAACGTGGGGTTGTTATCCCAGCTCGCTTGTCGCGAAACGTAGTCCAAACTGTTTCCAAGGTTGCCGCAGCTCGCGATTTCATTTACGGTGGTACTTACGACCGTCGAACACGTGTCTTCATCCTTGAACGACGCGATGTTGAAAAAGGCCTTGAAATTAGTTTGGACGACTGGATCGTCTATCGAGGTCGTAAATACGAAATCAAACATTTCGACGAATTTGAATTCGACGCTATCTGGGTAATCATCGGTCACGCCCTTCAAGGTGAAGTGCCCGAGCAGATTTTCCAAGAACGTATCGATCAAAGATGGACTACCCTGACGGGAGATTTTAATGTCAGTTGACACTAGAAACTTAACCCGTTGGGTCCACGCATCACTCGCCAGTTACTTCAAAGCTCGCTTTGAGTCTTCTGGGTTCGAATCTCTTATTGAGGGTATCGAACAGAGAGATGAAGAATTCGAAAAAGCAGATGATAAGTTTGAGTTCCGTGTGAACGGACCTTACATGTTTTCTCCAAACGCCATGGATACAGCTCGGGTGTTTATCAACGTCCTAGTCACGTCGAATATGGGCCGCAAAGGAAAAAACAAATACGTCTACTTTGACATGTTGGGGATCGCCCACGAAGCTATCCAAGACAGGATTCCTATTCTACGTTGTGGAGACGGTGAAGCCGACGATGGATCGACCTTAGGTTGTCTTCGTCTTATTACCGAACGCAGTCTAGGGGTGAGAGTAATTAACTTTAGTCAGATTGACCCTACTGATAGGGTCAAACAAGGTATGGTGACAGCAAGTTTCGATATAGACTTGTTCTAACCCTAACTAGGAGAAGCCAAATTGGCAAGAATCGATTTGAGAGATGCTAGTATCTATCTCCGCTCCGGCTTAGCCGGTACCGGACAGGTAGATAATGCTGCAGGACTCGTCGAAGGTGAAACCACCGTCGCGATTGACGCTGTAGCTCTCAATACACTTACGCCTCAGGTAGTACCTGTAGGTGCTCGCTTCACTGTTGCAGGTGAAGGGCCAGATGCTAATGGTCGTCAGATAACGCATGTCGTTACTGCTGTCTCAACAACACCGGAAGTCGCAGCTCAGGCTGGTCCTCCACTTGTTCCAGCGGTACCAGCGTTTACAACTGAGATCACTTTCTCGCCGGCTATTGCCCCAGTCTCTGCTATTGCAGATGATGCTGCGATTACTTTCGTAGGGCAACAGATCGAGGTACGCATTGGTGAGGGCAACCTCACTTACACAGAAGCCGTCGAATACGAGTATGAACTCGATCGCGGCCAGTTAGATAGCGTCCGAGAGGGCGACGATCAACCAGTTCAAGTTAACTTGAACTTTGTTTATGAATTTGTTCGAACAGGAACCAATGAAGTAATCTCGCCTGTCGATGCCCTTAAGGGTATTGGTGGTGCTGCAGATTGGATCAGTGCTTCCTCGGACCCTTGCCAACCGTACGCGGTTGACTTGGTAATTGAACATGAAGTGGGTTGTTCAGGCACGACAGTACAACGGGAGATTACAACTTTCCCAACGTTCCGACGTGACTCACTGGCGTTTGACCTTGATGCTGCGTCTATCGCAGTTACTGGTCGTGCGTTGGCAACTGAAGCAGATGTACGCCGTGTCGACTAAGACATGGTACTGATACTGGCAGGTAGCCCTACCATTGGTTGGGCTACATGTCAGATTTTATTCACGGGAGAAACAAACTATGAAAATTGCTGGTAAAGAAATCACCAAAGCAACCGAGGACGTGTTGGTATTCCCACGCGGTACCTCAGATCCAATCGTCTTTAAGAGTCGGTCGATTGAAACCTTCGAACCTTTCACTGTCATGTGTCCAAGTCCTAAGGTACCGAAGGTCTTAACGTCCAAGGGTGAAAAAGACGATTTCGATGACTTAGGCTACCAACAACAGATGGAAGCCTACGCGATCAAGAGACTTGGCTGGACCGTGATCAAGACACTGGAACCTTCGGAAATCGAATGGGATATTCTTGATCTCGAAAAGCCTGAAACTTACGGTAAGTGGGAAGAAGAATTCCGCGAAGCTGGTTTCACCGTTGGCGAGATCAACCGTATCTTGGCCTTCGTCGTCGAGACTAACAGCCTCAGTGAGGCGAAGCTGAAGCAGGCCCGTGCGGATTTTCTACGCACTCAGGAGGCGGCTCAGCTACCCTGATGATTCCAGAGTTCCGTACTATGCAGTACGCGATCTATAGAGCCTGTGAAAGGTTCCAAGTCACGCCTCCGGGATTCCCGGAGGTTTTCGGAAAGTTGAATTGGGACCAACTGTCGGCAATGCAACAATCTTGGTTACTGGGATACGACCAACTAGCCAAACACGACACGGAAAAATGGGAGTTGAAACTTGCTGGTGTTAAGAGCCCGTTTTGAACGGCCTGTATTTAACCTCGGTGCCTACCGACGGGAACTCGACCGAGAAATCACCGAGATCCTAGCTCGGTCTGCGTTCGAGTACGTAGTGGCTGCAGTGGAGCAGATCCCAGTTTGGTCTGGGGCCTCGCGGGCGACGTTTTCCCGATTGGCGTCTATCGTTAGTGCGCCTCTCCCTATCAGCCCGGTAGTCAGCAGTGGGGTATCCAGAGGTGCCAGTCAAGGTGGCGGAGGTGTCAATGTCCGTAACGGTCTAGGATCGTTTATATACCAGACCACTCTCCCGCATCTAGTGTTCAACGAATCTAATAACGGTAATACTCCGGGTGGACGCGGTCCGGGACAGTTTGGAAGACTTCGAAACCCGGGACCATACAACTTCCAAGAGGTAGCGGGAGATCGGGCGGAAGCTGTTCTAAATCAATTTCGTGGTCCTGACCCGCGTGTTAATATCAGTGTACGAACCACCGATGTAAGGTTACTATAATGGAAAGAATTCGACAAGAGTTTATCGTCGATGCCGCACAGGCGATTGCGAACCTTGCTAACTTCGACGCTGCGTTAAGACGAGTTGACACAACGCTAGGTAATATGGGTGGCGGTGCTCGCACGGCTGCACAAGGAATTAGTGAAGCTGACACAACAGTTAGAAACGCAAACCGAAGTACCCGTGAATTAACAGTCTCTTGGCAGACATTATCACGTGTGTTTCAAACACAAGTCATTGTCGGTGTAATTGGTCAGATCCGACGAGAGTTCACAGACGCAGCTGAGCAAGCCTTTGAATTTCAACGTCAAGTTGCGTTGATCCAGACGCTTCGTGCTCCAGAGGATTTGAATGTTGGTTTTGATCAAATCGCCGACGCTGTCCGAGCCATCGCTTCTGAGAATAACATCCCATTGTTGGAAGCTTCAACCGCTGCTTATAATGCGTTATCAAACCAAGTCGGTAATGTTTCAGAGACATTGCAATTTACGTCGGAAGCAGCCACATTTGCGAGGATTACAAACTCGTCTCTCGCAGACAGTGTTGACCTTCTCTCAGCTGCAATGCGAGCTTACGGGTTAGATGTTTCCGATACCGCTCAACTATCTTCCACCTTCTTTACCATCATTGACCGTGGACGTATTGAAGCGGACGAACTGGCCAACTCGTTCGGTCGTATTGGTGCCCCTGCGGCTGCCCTCGGTGTAAGTCTAGACGAGCTCGGTACGGTACTCTCAATTGTGTCAGACCGTGGTTTCACAACTGCTGAAACAACTACACAGTTACGCGGTATTCTAAATACACTCAACCGACCATCGGAAGCCCTAACAGAAGCTCTCCGAGACATCGGGTTTGAATCTCCAGTCGTAGCCCAACAAGTCTTAGGGTTGACCGGTACACTTCAAGCTCTTAACGACAGCGTCGGTGGAAGTACCGAGGCCCTTGGCGAGTTGTTCCCGAATGTTCGGGCAAGCTCTGGTGTGTTCGCTTTACTTTCGGCAGGTATTGAAGGTATTGATGAAACCTTGAGTGCCTTCCGAGATACTACTCAAAGTTTCTCTTCCGAGAGAGAATTGTTAGTTGCTGCGACCGACTCTGATGTCGTATCCAGTGCTTTAAATAGACTCCGCATTGAAGGAGAGCAAGCAGGGGAGCAATTCCTTTCACTTGCTGCGGATGCTGTACGCTTCGTCGAATCCATTGATGGTGCGGAGAGTTTTCTTATATCCTTAGCATCTAACGGTACCATCGCAGCGGTTGCTCTATCTGGTGTGGCTGCCGCGACCCTTGGTGCTACAGCAGCATTCGGTGCTTTGGCCGCAAACCCTCTGGCACTAACCCTGATCGCTACCGCGGGTGCGATTGCAGCAGTGTCTACGGCGATTGCCACTATACGTGCAGATCAGATTGCCCAAGCTACTTTTGAACTAGACCAGTTCAACGAGGAACTCGAACGCACAGTTAGGATCCGTCGAGCAGAACTAAATGGCGACTTATTTGATGCGGACACTGGTGAAGGACTAGGCACTACCCAAATTACTTCAGCCCTCCGACTACTAAGTCGAGACATTGGTGCATTAATCACCGAAGCTCAACAGCGGTATAACGAGGGTGTCCAAGGTATCATCATCGCTAACGATATTTTAGTTGAGCGATTAGAAGGTGCCGGTGGAGAAGTTCTTGACATTCGACAAGACATTGTTGAAAGGTTGGCAGAAGAAGCTGAAAGTATCGATGACCTACAAAGGGAATCACAACAGCGGATTCAAGGTCTCCAGCAAGGGGCTGTCGAGTTAGACTTTGAGCTCAGTATAGGTAACCTACCTGAACTAGCTCAAGCTGTCGAACTACAACGAGAAGCCGGTAGGTTAGCTCGTACTTCAGCTGCGGACCTAAGTAACGCGGGAACAGATGAGGTTCAAATTCAGCAAGCGTTGGCCGGTTTTGATCGTGCTACCGACTTAGCAGATCGAGCCCGAGGAATAGCCGAGTCTGCGAATAATCGCGGGTTGGAATTGCAAGCCGTTCAACAGATACAGCGAATCACCCAGCAGCAAATCAGTGCGGAACGGTCCCTCCAACAGGTTCAGGAATCCCGTCGTGAAGCAATTAACGCAGAGCAACAAGCTCAGCAGGATATTGTTGATCAAATCCGCGAACAGATTGCTCTTGCGAATGCGAACACCGGTGACTTCCAGTCAGATGGTACTAGATTCACCGAGAGTGAGATTGCTGAGCGAGATCGTTTAAGGCGAGAAGCTTTACAACGTGCGAGTGAACTGGCTACTGAAAGGACAGACCTCGGCGGTGTCGGGGACTTACTCGGGATTGGTCAGAGCTTACAAGACGCAAGATCAGACTTGTCCAGAAACCCAATTGCACTTGGCGTTGACTTCCAAGATTCAATCGACGACTTCCGTCAACGATTGGAACAATTGGATGTTACAGCCACTGTCAATATTCGACCCTTCCTTGAACAGGCGGGGGCGTTTGCAGAAGCGAATGGTGAAGAGGCACCTCGGACTCCGGCCGAATTGGCACGTTCATTGGTTGACCAAACTGAACAAATCAATGAGCTACAACGAAACGTCGCGGCGATAGGTGTGTTGAGTACAACACTGGCAGAAATTGAGGCCCAGATCAACTCCAACCCGGACTTCGGACAAAACAATCCGACTACGGTAGCGAGGACAGCCGATCTGGGAGCTTTGATCACGGGCGAATTGCGAGCGGCTAATACTGCGGACAACCGAGCTCGCGAAGCCCTCGTACTCTCAACCCAACAAATCGAACAAGCCTTAAATGGTCAAATCACAACACAACAGTTGAGAGATTTCTTGGGTGAGTTTCGAGATGGTCCCGGCGATGTGGGAGATATTTCAAACAATGCCCTTGCAGCCGCAGTCTCGGTTCGTATTCAGGAGTTGGAGTTAGTTCTTCAAAGCCTTGACACGCAAGACCAAATTGCTGAGCAAGAGACCCAACAGACAGTGAATGCAAATGGTCTTGGAACACCGATTGAAGCTGTGAACACTCTATTCGATACTGCACAACTCAGTGGTTCTGAACTTAGTACTTCAATGTCTGACGCAGCGGTCGAAGCTCGACGAATCCGAGATTTTTTCCGGCAAGCTTTGCCGGACGTGGTTAACCGCCAATTTGGTGGTCTCATGTTTAACAATGGTGGCACTGCTCGAGGTGTTGACACAATCCCGGCGATGTTAAGTCCGGGTGAATCGGTGATAACGCCTCAAGCGACTTCACGATTCTTTTCACAAATTCAAGCGATGAACGCTGGTCAGGAACCAACGTTTAGAGCTCAGAACGGTGGTACAACAACCATCGGAGATATTAGCGTAAACGTTCAAGGTGGAGATACTGGCGTAGCCACCGCACGAACCATTGCTCAAGAACTACGCCGTCAAGCCCGAAGGGGAAACATTTAATGAAGAAGTTTATTGATCAACTATCCGGACAGTTCAAGATGGAGCATGTCCGCGATGGTAAAGTAATAGACACGATCAAATGGTCGAATCTAATTACTGACCAAGGTAAGATCCACGCGTTGGATGTCCTCTTTCACGGGGCACCTGCAAATGCTACTTGGTACATGGGATTAATCGGTGCTGTCGGATTCACCGCCATTGCTGCTGGAGATACCTATCAAGGTGCCGGCACAACAAATGGTTGGAGTGAATTTGAAGGCTACACCGATGCTGCAAACAGCGACTCAGCTACCACTCGTCCTGAGTGGGTTGAAGATGCTGCTGCATCAAATCAAATTACCAACACAGCAGTCGTGACTTTTGATATCACTTCTGCAGGCACTGTTCGAGGTGGCTTTATTGCCGGCGGAGACGACGCCCAAGTAAAAGGCGACACCTCTGGTGGTAACAATGTACTTTGGAACGCTTCACTATTGGCCGGCGGCGACCGTGTGGTTGCAGTCAATGACCAATTGAAGATCACGTTTACAGTGAGTGCTTAATAACCGTACTCTCCCTTAGCCGCCATGATGTAACTCTTAGGGGTTTGTTGTGGTGGCTTTCTTTTTCCTTAGAGGTAACAAATGTCAATTTTATTTCTCGAAAGTTTTGAGTGGTTACCCACTGGGCTTAATAGTACCGCACTCAATAATCGGATCTTGGAAAAATACAGTACTTCCAACTTCAGTTTCAATAGTTCGATTTTTGACTTTAACGGTAGTCATACTTTAGAGCTCAATCCCAACACTGGAATGACAACTAAAGCACTGATTGAACCCAACCTCGCAAGAGACACCTTAACTGTAGGTATGCAGGTTCGAACCTCAACTAACTTCAACACGAATATAAATACTACGTTTATGTTGATTGTGGCGAGTGGCTCCACAACACTGGCGAACGTCCGCGTGAACAGTAGTGGGGATATCTTACTTTACCGTGGTAACACTTTAGTCTTAAACACAGGTGTACGACTTTCCCTAAGTACAAACTACTACATCGAATTGCAATTCCGACTTGGTAGCGTAGGTCGATTTGAATTACGATTGAACAACCAACAAGTCTTCGTTGATGATAGTGTTAACTTAGATCCCGGATCTGCAGGTTGGGACAGAGTCCGATGGCAAGGTATAGGTAACAACCACTTCATCGATAACATCTACGTCACAGATGATCAAGGAGGTTCCAACATTGGTTTCCTCGGACCTATCGCGGTCGAGTATCTTGTACCTAACGGGGACGGGGACTCAAACCAATGGACACCTAGTGAGGGTACCGAAAACTATCTGATGGTTGACGATGCTGTACTTGACGCTGACACAACATTTGTTTCGTCCTCAACCTCCGGTGAATTGGACTTGTATCAAATCACAGACATTCCTGCGGCATCGACACCTATCATTGGTTTACAAGTCGTACACACTTTACGGGCCGACTCCGGACCTGTCAACGTCTCCTCGGTCGTTCGATCGGGAGGTACTGATGTTACCGAAAGTATTGGTGAGGTGTCGAACGGTAGCTACTTTTGTTACCTCAGTCACTTCTCGAGCAGCCCCAACAGTGGGCAGTTTTGGACCGACGCCGAGATAAATTCAATACAAGTAGGTATTCAAATCGACTAGGAGTTAATCGATGGCTAATCTGACACAAACCTATGTCGAAGTTGCAAGAGCACTGGTGGTACCTAACGCTATCACATTGACACATTCCTATGTGGAAGTGGCTAGGTCTCTAATCGAGCCTCCTGTTTTCGTCAGGACTGAGCTGGACTTAGACGCCGATCTTTCAGCCAGTATCGCAGCCGAGGCAGACTTGGAAGATCAATTGACATTCAGTGTCGTGGTCACCGGGTTTGAACAATTCAACGAAGATCTAGAAGAAGAGATCGAATTCGTAAGTGTTCTAAATACGCCGTCGGCGATTAACCTGTCGCAAACCTACGTCGAAGTTGCTAGGACGGTAGTAATACCTGACTCGATCTCATTAACGCATTCCTATGTGGAAGTGGCTAGGTCGATTGTACTACCTCCAGCCTTTATTGATGTTAATCTAGATTTAGATAGTGAACTCTCTGCCAACATTGTCGGCCAGCCGGAAGTCGAAGAGCAACTAGTTTTCGATACGTCGATTAGGTTGCCCGAACAATTCGACCTAGAATTTTCCGAGGTTGTAGTATTCGACGCAGATATTGAGGACGATCAACCTGTTGGCCCGGTCAATATGATCGACGCTGATTTTACAGAGACCATCGTGTTCGATGTGACCTTCGGTGAAGATCGTGTTTTCGATGTAGAGATCGACACCGAGTTCGAACTCGATACAGAACTAACAGCCTGTCACGTGTTGAACTTAGAGTTCTCCACAGATTTGACAAACGAGCAAGTAGCCTTTGAGTTTGATGATCAAGGGGTTGGTGGGGAGGTGGTCACTGTTGATCTGGACGCTACTATCCAGCTACAGGAGTGTTTCCGTTTAAATATCATAGAGTCGTTGATTCTTAACGATAACATGAACGGTTACATTGTTCGTCCGGGTCCGGAAGATCAGATAGACGAAAGTATTACTTTCGAAGATCGAATGGTGGTTTCCACCTTGGCTCGATTTGACGACGCTGTTGTGTTCTCTGATGAGATGGCAGTAATCGTTGCACAAACCTTCGAAGAAGAACTCGCCTGTGATGACACGCTGGAATCCCAAGCTTGCTTAAATGCAAGCGTGGTCGAAGTATTAGACTTCCAGATCATCATGACAAGTGTGGTCGAGGACGACACCTGTCGATTTGATACTCGACAATTCCCAGCGTACGCCGCCCCTACTGATGATCCCACCTTTGGTGAATCAGGTACTTTACGTCTGGTGGCCCCTGCAGAAGGACCGGTGTCAAGTTTGATCCAGTTGAAAGCACCTAACTTTCAGAACCGACATAACATTGCTCCGACGCGAACAGTTAATGAAACCCGCTTAGGTGAGTTGATAATCTTCGCAAACGAACTAGCAGGCCCTCCAGTCGAGACCCTGTTGTTGTCTTTCTCTGGTTTAAAACGAGAGCAAGTTCGAATGGTCGAACAATGGCATGACGATCATTTAGGACAACAGATACGGTTGATAGATCATGAAGATAGGGTCTGGATTGGATTCATCAGTGTGGTCGATGATCCCGGAGTGGAGGACCGTAGAATGTCATACACCCTTTCGTTCCAATTCCAAGGGAGCTTAGTTTAATGTTTATTCTAGAAGGGCCTTGGCCTAGTTTAAAAAATCGGACAGTAATACCCAACCCCCTATTCTCAAACTCGGATGCCAACCAGCATCAGGTCATTGCGAAACGAGCTGAGACTGGTAAGGTAAGAACTTACGTCCGAAGAAATAATCGCCGGCGTTTAATTTGGAATTTTCAAATGGGCCGCGAGAAGGCCCTTGAACTGAGGGCTTTCTTTAAAGCTTACGCTGCGGATCAGATTCTGATCACAGATCACAACGGTGAGAAGTGGTTAGGTTATTTTACGAGCAGTCCTTTTAGTTTCGAAGCTCGCAATAGGGCACTACCGGGTCCCAACGAGATTAGAAGAGTGGCACAAGAGAGAGAAACGATTTCCTTGGAGTTCCAAGGTCAGCGTAGACAATAAGGGAGAGTTAAGTTGGACGCGTTTTCATGGGTAGGGCAAATTTTCGAGGCTATGTTTCAGTTTATCCCTCGGTTGGTTATCGTACGTGATACCCACGGGGCGGTGAAGTGGACCATGCAAGGGGTGAAAGAGGTCAAGGGCGGCACCAGAACATGGTACTGGCCAGCGACGACTGAGATAGAACTTCTGGTAACTGCCCGACAAACATTGAATCTTTATCCTCAGAGTCTGGAGACTCGCGACGGAAAACAGATTTCAGTTTCAGGTTTTCTAGTCTATAGTATCAAAGATGTTGTCAAAGCAATTGGACAACGAAACTGGGATGTTGAAACCACGATCGCAGACATTTCAGGTGGGACAATCTGTTCCCTCGTCTTGAGCTACGATTACGAAGACCTACTAGCAGCCATTAGTAGTGGTAAGTTCGGCGAAGAGCTCACTCAGGCTTGTCAGGAACGTCTTAGTGAATTCGGTGTCAATGTTCAAGAGGCAGGTTTTATGGCGTTCACAAGTTGTCGAGCGTTGAACCTCTTGGGCACCCCGGTACGAGTAACAAACCATAGCGGAGAGTAACATGAGAAATTTATCGGCACAAGCTTTAGCTAAGATCCAACAAGAATTTGGTTCCGAACCGATTACCATTATCGAAGTCCAATGGACCGAGGGTGGAACACAATTGTATGCTGACAGAACCATCGGTGACATCCCGGGGAGGATTCTCTCCATAGGTAATCTGGATGGACTGCTGGACATTACGCGTTCGAACACTACGCAAGAGTTAAGTTTGGAACTAGACGACTCGGATGGTTTTATCAAAAGTGTGATAGACCAGCATGACGTACATCAAGTTCCTGTTCGGGTCTACCAACACTTTTCGGGTCTAGATGTCTCCGAAAAGTTTCTCGTGTTCTCGGGCCGATTGAACAGCCCGCTGGAATGGACCCAAGCCACGCAGAGTCTACGTTTCTCGGTTATTTCTCAAATTGAAGATCGTGAGTTTGGCTTCTCTGCGGAAGAAGGTCAGATCCCCGGACTACCGTCCAATCTTGTAGGTCGCCCTTGGCCTAGCATCTTCGGTACCGTTCTGGACGTACCTGCGTTACAAATCGGCTCGCCTGTGACCGGAACCACCCTTTGTGGTGTTGGGTACTTGGCAGGTAAGGATAACCACTTGAATATCCGGACCGGCGGTGTTGACTGTGGTGTGGGTACATCGTTGTCAATGATCGGTGTCCAATTGACCCACTTGAATCGTATTGGTGGTCCCAACCGAATCTCACAGCAGAACGCCCTAAGACGTCAGGTAGGTGAAATCACGGGACGTCTCCGGCTACGTGAAATCTGTGCAAGCCTACGTCGTCGCGAGGAATTAGCAGCTGCCGAAGAAATGGGCGAAGGGTGTAACCCTGTGCGAATCTTGGGCGGTGAGGACTTTCCCCAAGGACGACCAATTCAGATTGAAGTCGGCGGTATCCTATTGACCGGTGTGATGAATGGTCAAGACTTTACAATCAGCCGTCGTGAGCACCAAGAAACAGATGAAGCTGCCGATTTGGCCATGGAACAAATCTCTGGGTTACGCCAGTGTAACGACAGTGGCGGTCCAACAATCACGCCGTTTGATTTTTCGGGCATCGACTCCTCAGGCGGGTTTGTAAGAACACATGGTTTTGCCGTGTGTACGCTTCCGGCCAACGATCCACCTCCTGTGAACCAAGCCTTACAACACGTCTTCGCCGACGCAGGTTCGCAAGTCTCGATCGTGGAAGGCGACAATATCGCCTACATTGTTTCCATAACTCCGGGCACCGTACTGGACGTGAAAGCCTTCAAACAATTCGAAGGTGAACGACGACTGGTTAGTGTTCCGACCAACTTTTTCAATGTTACTGTGGAAGACTTTGGGCCTGTCCAAGCTACCGTGATCCGCATGGATCGGGCCTTGTCAGCCCGAGCTGGTGAGGGATTCTCTGACGATTTATTCGTTACCTTTCGGTCGGACATTGGTCCAAACACCGTGGACATCATGGAATACATTATCAACGTCTACACAGATCTAAATGTAGATCGGTCTAGTTTCGATAAGGTCCGCGAGTGCTTGATCCCTTTCCCGTCTCATTTCGCCATACTCGACAGGCGGAATACTATCGACCTGATCAAGGATATCGCGTTTCAATGTCGATGCGGAGTCTACGTCAGTGATGGGACTTTCTTTCTACGGTACCTACCCGAAGAACCCGAAAGCGACCTAACAGTTACGCAGGACGACATTGAACTTCGATCGGTGGTAATGACAACTACCAATTCCGAAGAACTCGTAACCAAGATGAACATCGAGTATCTAGTGTCCTACGCGGAAGATCCGCAAAGGATCATCTTGAGAAATAACATCTCAAGGTACGGAACCCGTGAGCAAAACTTCAATTGGTTTATCTACACAAACGCGGACGTGGTTTACCACGCGGCAACTTTCTGGTTGATCCGTTTGAGCAACACGTGGAAACGATTGAGGTTCACTGGGTTCTTGAACTTACTACCTCTTGAAAGCTTCGATACGATCACGTTGAATCAACCTAACTACGTTGCGAATGGTCCTATTAAAGCTGTGGTTGACGCTGCGGTCTACGACTCCGATAACAACCAGATAAGTTTTGAGGTGGAAGTACCAGTCGTGATGGGTTTCCTTGAGCAGCACCCGTTCTATTGGCCTAAGGATTCCAACTTGACTTACCCAAGTGACTTCGACACCGCAACCGGCGGTGGAGGCATTGGGTCGCAAGCAGTTGGGGTCTTACCTTACGTAAGCTCTTCCGGCGGGTCTGGAACATCTGGAGGCGGGGGCGGCAACGGTAACCTATTGGCTTCCACACCGTTTGAAGGTCTATTACCTCAGACTGTTCTCAACGGTGGGCCTAACACCGTGTTTGGAGCACAGTCCGATGTAGGTACTCGGACGCCGGGAGATGCTGGATTCTCAACCAACCCGGTAGTTGTTGAGTCTGCGTACGCGGACGTTGTCAACACAAACTTACTACCACTGAACCTAACGTTCTCTGTTTTAGATGCGTTACCGGCCGAACCATTGATTGAGCTTGAACAACCCTTGGTGATCGACATCAGGAACACCGTTGTTGTTGACAGTCAACAGGAAGGTCAAGTTGGTAGGTTGGATCAAATCTTTGCTGCAATTACGGACAACCAATTGGTCTTCCGTACCGACGTGCAATGGCGAGATCCTATCACAGAAGGTATGCCGGAGCAAGGTAGGTTCGCATTCAAGTTCGATGAGCAAACTGGTGAATTCGGTGCAAGCACTGCGTTCCTATTCGATGATACTGGAGGGTAAGATGTCTACGAAGCCTAACTTGGTACAGCAAGCCCAATCCTTGGTCGTGGCACAGGTTCAGAATATAGGTTTGAAACTTCTGTCGCCAGAACAAATAAAACGACGGTACGATATTTGTGCCGGTACGGAAGAGACGCCCAAGTGTCCATTCTTTACCGGTCACATTTGTGCCTCGTGTTTATGTCGTGTCAATCTGAAACGCAGCAGGACTAACAAGATTTCCCTACCACGTATGGAGTGTCCCGAGAAAAAGTGGGGTTGTGAAGATGCCGAGTAGTGAAGTACCGTTCAGTAATCAAGATTGGACAGACATCATTGACAGAGTCAACGAGATGGCCGACGAGTGCGGCGTCGAACGTCTAGACAGTATTGGTGAGTGCCATCGATTGAGTCGACAAGATGTTCTCGATGTTTTTAACACGTTGATGATGGTTTGTGAAAATAATCAATTTGACCCTTTGGAAGAGTGTGCTCGTTGGGGTCTAAGTTTTGTACGTGACATTGAAGCCGCCATCGAATCGGGTGTTTGTTGTCGGGAAGTCTGGCAGCCGATCGAACCCCTGTGGGATTTTCAGTACCACGTATTTTCAGAAAGAATACCTCCGAGGAATCCTCAAAACGATGACAATGGCCCAAATACTGCAGCCGTTTTTCAAGAGCTTATAGTTGATTGGGCAGATTGGCTATCCCAAGAAGTTGAACCTAGGCGGGTCATTGAGTTTGAATGTTTGGACGACGCCGATGGTAACCCCGTACCTCCAATCCAACAGATTGAGGGCGGTCCATTCTGGGTAGGTCGGCAGTTCTCTCGTTGGACGTTGAGTATTGGTTTTGCAACTAGTGCGGAAACATCGGATGTGGCCCATCCGTTTACCATCAGTGGGGCTGTAGTCGATGGTTACATGGCTATTGACGGGGTCCAATATCGTCCGGCAGAAGTTTGTGGTGTCCCACCTGTGATCGAGGGTACTGAGCTCGGTACTATTAGTGACACGTTAAATTTCCCTTACCGTTCGATCGATAACAGTCCCAATGAAGAGTCGGAAATCGTCACTACCGATATCAACACTCGGGACGGCATTACCGACGCGAGTTTTTTGATCCCTACAGTCATAGCCGATTTTAGTTTTCCAACTACAGTACGCGGTGACTTTGATGCCTCCACGAGGTCGATCAATCGTCCTAACGGTCAGGTAGGGGTGTTCCCTGATAGTCCGGTTTACTTCTTCTCACAAGACCCCCCACGTTTTGATCCCGGTATCGGCGGTCCTATCGTGTTGATATCTGGGCTCGAAGGTCGGGTTCTCTTAGAGTAAATAAAAAAGCCGCTTCCAAATTGGAGGCGGCTTTTTTCGTTTAAGATTTTCGTACTGGGCAGTCTTCACACTGATGTTGGAAGACTGTTAGGTTGTGGTTCTTGGACTCTGGATTATCACAGATCGCCGACGTGCAACAGTCGGCGGTTTTCACAATCTTTCTCTGTTGGCAGGGCTTCCAATATTGTTCGACCAGTTGGTTCAGGTCCGACAATTCCTTTTCCTCAATCTCTAAGTTTTGAGGTATGGGGCAAGACTCGCAAACGTCCTGCGGGACATAGTCGTTTATCTGAATGAAAGTACACAAGTACTCGCCCTCGAATTTACATTCCTGTCGGTGCTTACACGGTTTCATTTCTCGGCCTCCCAGTGACCGTCCGGGCAAGAAGCCCCAGCGGTTTTGATTTTTATGTAGATGTTGCAAGTACACCTAGAACATCTACGCCCACGTCGTCTACCCGTGGGGCACGATTCGCAGATTTTCTTGCGTTCTTGTTCGACTTGCGGGCTCGCCCAAATCTTAAGGGCCTTTATCGAGTTGAGGCCAGTGTTGACTAGGCTTGCAATCTTCTCGCGGGCGGTGTACTCATCGTTCGCTGACATAACTTAGCCCCATGAAGATACTTTGAGATTTCGTCAATTTCAAAGCGTGTCGGATGTTACCTAACGAGTCACTTCCGATTCGGAAAGGTTCGTATTCGACCCCTCGATACTTACTATTCCATAGGGCCAATCCGCAGATGGTTCCACCGTACCTTTTGACTCTAATCTGGTGATCGTCGATACGATCCTCAGAAACCGTCAACCAAATCTTATTGGTCTCCGGGACTTCCCACCACTCACGTATCGCGTCGCCCGTTAGCCATATCTCTTGGTTGCGGAAACCATGGGCGACCCTCTTGAGTTTGTAAGTCTCCATTAACTACTCCGATGTTCGCAACCCACGCACTGCTCACAGGTCACCGTACGTAAAGGTAGCTTGTCGCCGGCGATTTCTTTGTTAGTACACGCGAGTCCGAGGATCTCATACCTGTCTGATCGGTGGACGCGATACGCACAGTTGTCCAAGTCCTTAGGTGTATAGATCCCGGCTGGACCTTCCGTGTAGTTGGCGTGGGTGATCCCGGGCGGGCCTGTTAGAGTACCATCCTCATTCCGTTCCCAATCCTCGGGCAGTTCCCCTTCAACTTGGAGTAGTTGAACATCTTCGGGTTTGGTGTCGATAAACAGGTAGACGTAAGAGCCTTTCATTCCGCGTACTCCACTGAAATATTAAGAACCCCCTGTGCAGGTAGATCCATCTTTTGGGCGAGATAGTTTACCGTACCTTCGTACAGTACCAAAGGTTCGAGTTGGCCCTTCTGGGTCAGACCGTAACAATCAATCAGTCGGTAATCATAGACCGAAGGGTAGTAGTAAACCCACAAAGAGATGTCTGTAAACTCAGGTTGTCCAGACACTACTAAGGTAATAGTATCAACATGGCTGGGGATGTCGAACCACTCTTCTAGTTTTGGACTACAAATGACGACGTTGCCCTCAGCGTCGTAGAAGGGGCGGCTTCTCTCTCCACGTGTGAGATCTATTTTGGTTTTGTTTTTCATTCTTCGTACTCCAACATGACATTAAGAATACCTTGGGAGGGGAGATCCATCTGTTTAACGATGTGTCGCACTACGCGGTCCAAAACACACAAGTCTTCGAACACACCGTTCTGCGTCAAGCCATAAGTGTCGTAAGTGTCTTCCTGATAAACCCCATGAACTGAGGGGTAATAGTAAATGTTAATCGAGTCTTCGCCGCAGGTAACTTGTTCCGACACAACAAGGGTGACCTTATCTACGTCTCCCGGAAAGTCGAACCATTCTTCTAACCCTTCGGGACAAATGAGTAACTTATTGTCGTTGCTCTTGAAAAACTCGTCACCCTTTTTGATGCTAAGCTCTATTTTCATACTAGGATATCCATCTTCAAAATTTCACGGTAGACCAAGGCACCTGTGGTGGCGTCGGCGTAAGCATTGTGAGCCTTCGGGTTATTCACACCGAAGTGATTTGCAAGTGATGTCAAACTCACCGAGGGGAACGGCGGGATACGTCCGTGCTGAACCGCGTGGTCGTTGACCATAAGTGCCGCACACATGGAGTCCCGAGTACAGGAGTTGAACATTCTATTCATCATAGCAGCTCCAAGCCACCTCGTCAAGAACTTAAATTCGAATTGACAGTTGTGGGCTACCATGATTAGACGACGATCGTGTGCCAGCTCCAAGTCGTTGAACCAATTGACCAATCGCTCTTGTGCGGAGTCTGGATGGATGCCGTGGGTAACTAGTTCGTCAATGTCCAGCCCATGTACGCGTGTGGCTGCGGGATCCGCCGTCTCCGGACGTAAAGGTCGTATGTCCATATAGAACGGTAACTTTTCCGGGGCCTGCTGGTAGTCCGTCCCTAGAGGTACGAAGGCAGCTTGGATAATCTCGTGCTTCTCTGGGTCGCCGCCCGTAGTTTCGAGGTCGACGGCACAGACGAGATTCCCATTGAATTGTGGGAGTGTTGCGATTCTAGTCATGTTGTTCCTCATTGAGTTTTTGAATTACTCGGTCGAGACTGTTACTATCTTGCATTACTTGACCGGGGCTAAATACCTGAATTACTTGGTCGAGACCCGCACGGGCTTCTTGCTCTGACATGTTCATAACTCGGGCGATGTCTTTCGCGGCCTTATTTAATACTCGATCTCGAATACGGTCTGTGACAACTTGCGGGTCTTCACCGTAGCCCAAAGTACGAATTTTAAACTCGATCCAGTTCTGCGTACTTGTCATGAAGTCAAACGGGCAGTATTGCTCAGTCGTTCCAGAATTCATCGTACAGCTCCAAGTATCTACGGTAAAGGCGGGCGTACTCAACACCGAACATCGGTCCGTGGTCATCCTCTTCATTGACGAACCAAGTTCCCACGTGGGCGAGCTCATGGATAATATAGTCCATGACTGTACCAGTGCTTAATCGTTTGTCGATGTAAACTTCGAATTTCTCACCATCGAAATCGACGAAAGCGGTGTCATCGTCCGGGTAAACATCTGAATTGATATTGCGGAAATGTAACCAACAACCGTATTCTGAATTAACAGTCGCCACCAATCCTCGCCATATAAAGTTGATGAACTCAAGTTGATTCTGTTGCCGGTCCAGCCGAATACATAAGTCTTTGTTAATCATCCCGTGTAACCTACCAATAATTGACGAGCATAGTTGTTGATACTTTCGAACCCTTTATCGTTGTGGAAGTAATCATCCCAACCATCAAACCCAAGCAGGGCTCTATCTGAACTACTGTCCCGTGGTTTTACACCGGGACGTGTAACTTGACACACGAATCCGCCGCGTTCTTGAATCGCTTTGACTTCGTTCGGGAATCGAACGTCTGGAATGATCACGATATCGACACCTTCTAGGTTGGCATTCATGACGTAGTCAATCCAAGTTCCTTGGTAGACGTCTCTTAGGAGATTGCCCAGCTCGATCCAGATCTCCACAGGTGTCTTATTGATCACCGGTAACTTAACATCACGGTACTCTTCACCTCGCGGTGTGTTGTAGAAGTCCATGTCTTTCAGGCCGAGGTGCCCGTACAAGTCGTGAGCAACTGCTTTTAACTTCCCAGCGAAGGGTCGGATCTGAACGTTCAGACCTTTCTCTTCACCGATGACTTTCATCGCTAGTGCGACGGTGTCCTTGCCGGTTCGGGAGTAGTGGCCAAAACCAAAGAATTTAGGGGTGTTGTTGGACATTGAATCTTTCTTGCTTGAGGTGTTAGTACGATAAGTATACATGCTGGTTTAACGGTGTCAAGTAAATTCTTGAAATTTTACCGACCCCATTCCATTCTACCTACGGCAATGACACTGTCGTCGCCGATTATCTCAACTAGACCTTCATACTCAAGGTCCACTAATATACCGGTATCTTCGTCCCAGTTGAAAAGTAGTTTCTGGTCGCAATCTAACGCGTCCGCCAAAGAGTCGATACCTCGGCAGGCCGAATCGTCTTCCCGCCACTCTCTTAACTGCGATAGGGCTCGTTGTTTTAGCTTTTCACGGTTCACTTCGTACCTCCCTGCGTGAGACTACCAACATTCTGATTACCATCTTCAAAAGCAAAAGAACTGTTAGGCCTCCATTGAATACCATGGACAGCACTCTGTTCCCCAGTGCCCCGTGTAACAACAATGCTGTGGATCTTGTTCAACTCCCGAAGAAGTTTCCGAGAACTCCACTTGGCCTCAGTCTTAGGTAGTGTCCCGTTGAAACTACTTAGGAAGTTTTCAAATGGTAGCTTGACACCCTCTTTGTACTCGCATGCTTGATCGATGAACAAGTCCAATAGTCCTCGGTTCATTTCAGATGCTTCTTGTTTGAAGTCAGTCTCAATGACGGGGAGTCTTAGACGGCCATCCGCTGGTGGGATCTTGCTCGTCAGTATTGAATGTAGGAACTTCGGAGCTTCGGCAGTCAGACCCTTGAGTAACATTGGCTTAGGAACTTCTGCTTCAATCTCTGGCACCAACATTGCAACAATCCGCGTATCTCCAGCGAAGACGGGACATGCATCAGGCTCGTTAGACATCTGTACCCAGTGGGTAGTGTTCGGAACCATGTAACTATCTGTACGCATACGACGAATAGAAATACTCTCAGCAGTCACAGCTTGCTTGATCTTGTTGTGTGCTCCGGGGGTTTCGGCGATATTCTTTTCCTCGACTACGGCTAATACGCAACCTTCAAGTTCACCGTTGAAGTCATTCTGACTGGTGAGTGCTCGGTCTGCGAACACAACGCCCTTAGTGACCAACAGTGAAATGGCTTCGTGGAAAATCGACTTGCCTGAATTCTCTGGTCCAAACATGAACAAGTAAGGTAGCGGTGCATACGGGTCTTGAAGCATGGAACCAATCCACATTTCAAGGTACTGTCGCCCGGTGGCGATACCGTACGTCTTAGCCCACTCGTGTTCTTTGAGTGGTTCGTCAAGTGATTGTCCGATGTGGTTCAGGACCATATCCCAATACGGGTGTGGCGACTCGCCGCCGTCCGTATCATACGGTTCTGGTTGGTATCGGAGTTGTGGGGCGTCGGCGTTCCATCGCCGATTTCCCGGGTACTCCTCTTCAAATGGGATATTGACAAGCGTCCATGCCTGCGTGACCGCAAGTCCCATAACACAATCCGCTTCTGAAGGTGCGAGCCCAAGCGATTGTAACACTATCTTTACTTCCTGACGCGGACGTCGCTGCCAGACACTATGGTTTGTAATCGTAGCCCAGCCCGCAGTCTTGTTATCGGGTGTGGCTAAACACCGGACCTTGTTATCGTAGTCCATTGCGTTCAGCGTCTCCGGTGCGGCGTGAACACCGACGAGACACGTGTGGTATCCCTTCTTGTCGCTGCTGTTCCAGTTGCCGGTCGCCTCATCACCTTCCATAGCTTTGATCTGCAGGTAGATTTCCCCTTCCTTGGTTCTACCTACCGTTGCTGCTCGGCCTTCCATGGCTGGAGACATTTCGATTTCGAAGTTAGGATCGTTGGTCAGCTTCTTAACCATTTTGACCGCGTCGGACGCTTTTTTGAAATCGAAATTACCGCGAGTGGTTTTCGTCCCACCATCAACATGGGCAGCTGTGTCCAACGTTGGCTTAACGTTATAGAATGTCGAAGTCCATCCGCGGCCATCCTGATCCCAAGACGGGTGTTCGGCAGTTCCCGGGCCAAAACGGTAAAGCTTCCACGCACCATAGTCAAGAGGGTGCATAAATACGTTTGGCTCACTGGTGTTTGTACCGGGTGAGTTAGTCATGAACACGCCTGCAATTTCTAGGTCGCTGTGTTCCATGACTTCTTTAAGAAGTGTCGTGTGAGTTTGGAGTAAGTGGTGGTCTGGTACCCAGACGCAACAGCCCTTAGCTGCTAACTCTTCGATCAACGCGTTGTGTTCATCGTCCAACTCAACCTTACGATGTGCCGATGTCAGCTCGTCGAACATGTTCTGTTTGGTGTCGTCGACTCCGGGAATACGTACGCGACCTTTACGGTTCTTCAAAACCGGTACGTTCTCTCTCCAGTGTTCCGGAATCTGATCGAATGGTTTTGTGGCTGACTTGATCAGTGCGAACGAACCTTTCTCGAAACTCGCACGCTTGGCCGCGATCCACATGTTGGATCCGCAGACATCGACCTTAGTTGCAAGATCAAATCCGACGTCTTTAGACATCTGTTGAAGAACAACGCGGGCGAGGGCGGCGTGCTCGGTGTGGTTCTGAGTCTCGACACCGTCGAAGTGGACATATAGGTGGAGACCGCCACCACCGGTAGACTTACGGACTTCCACGTAGTCTAATTTACAGGCGGCTTCGCGGACGCGGTCTAGTTCGGTGTCTGCGATACCAACACCGTCTGCATGTCCGACGATTGTGTCAAAGTCATAACCAGCCCAGAGACTTTTACGCTCCGACCATAACCAGCCCGTAGAACCAATAGAGTCTACGTGTTTAGGTAGGTCGTAGGTCATCGGCATGTCTGACCAGTTGGCGTCGTCGGTGAATGCACCTTTGGGGATGCGGAACGAGAACCATTTGTCAATCCCGTCCGTGTAAGCATTACGGCGACCGTGGATTGGTTCACCGCCTTCGGGTGAAGCATTGATTTGTAGTTCGAGATTCGTACCGTGTTTTAGTATGCGATCGATTAGATCTTTGTTGCCTTCGTCACGTTGGCTCAATAGATAGTCGTGAATCGCCTGTGATGTCTTCATGTTGTCCTTCTGACTTGTGATAAGTTAGCTCGCTACAATTAATATACACAAATTTTAGATTTTTGTTTCAGTTATTCCGGATGGCAGGACGATAATGATCGAATTAGTTGTTTCACAATTCTGGACATTTTATCAAAATAGTCGCTCCGCATGATCGAAATTCTTAGTACTTCGGATGTCTACAATCACCGGTGATTTTTGGCCCGGTTTTTTACGGGGTCAAAAGTGAAAAGGTACTCTAACACTATTATTTTGATTGTCTGTACTTACTCTTTAGAAACAAATAATAATAGGTTCTAAAAGCTAAGCTTATGTCAAAAATCCGTGTCATAAGTGGCTACGAAGATCTACGCGGGAAAAACCGAGGTGAGACGGAGGCAGACAGGCGATACTACAAAAGTTGGTGAATCTTTCGAATTGATACGATTAATTTGGTAAATTTTATTTTCTGGTTTCTTTTGGGTTTTCTCTTGACAACGCGAGTCGGGGCGTTAAACTTGGGGCTCTGTATCGCGTCCCGAGAACGAACTATGGCCAATGACCAGAACGAACAACTACTCGAAATGCTAGGTGAAGGCTTAGCTCTTAAACTATTGGACATCATGTCCGGATCGGTTTACGCCCTATGGTGTTTTGACTGTAACCGTTGGTCAAAAATTGTCGAGGTTGACAACCGCGATCCTCCGCTTTTGGTAGATACGTTGGTTGTCTGTCTGAGTACAGATATAGCTCGCGGGCTTAAATGTAAATATCTTTTATTACCTGAACACATGGAACCTAGAACATGAAAATTACTTTTTTAGAACACGCACTAGCAATGGTCTTAGGGGCCATTGTCTTCACGGTCTTGACAGACGCGATGCCTTGGCTGGTAGTCGCTCTTGTACTTGCCGGTCAGTATCTCATGGCCAGTCAGCGTCTACAGAACAAAGCTGCCGCCATCGCTGCAGAGGTTGACAAAGATGTCCAACGTATTAAAGGTGCGGCACCCACACCTGTGGAAAGTATTAGTGCCCGCTGGAAGGACATGGAGATTAACGAACCGGAACAATGATCCGGGTTCACCACAACCGATTTCAACTAATTACTGGTCTTGAACGAGAGAACTATGAAAACTAAATCTGGCGATTACAACGCCGTCATCTGTACCTTAACCAATGTACAACCACACCCGAATGCAGACCGCCTACTAATTGCAATGGCAGCTGGCTACCAAGTTATTGTTGGGCTCGGCACCAAGGAAGGGGACATCGGTATTTTGTTTCCCGAAGGTGGTCGGCTAAGTCACGAGATGTTGATGACCAACAACCTGTACCGGAAACACCCCGTGACGGGCGAACCTATGGGTGGTTACTTTGAAGAGTCCGGACGTGTACGTGCGGTCAAACTCCGCGGAGCCGAAAGCGATGGTTTCTTTACGCCGTTGGATTCCCTAAACTGGGCATTAGATGGTAAAGCATTCCGACCTACAGTGGGATTGGAATTTGACCATATCAACGGGCAGCAGGTTTGCGAGAAGTACTACACACCTGCAACCTTGCGACGGATGAAGCAAGCTCAAAAACGTTACACCAAACCTTGGTGGGTTCCCAAGTTCTTAGCTAAGTTTCACCGTACTTACGTCGTGAAGAAAGTCAAACGTGACCCGGCACCTAGCTTCAAGCAGCACTTCAAGACTTCCAAGTTGCGGACGAGTGTTGTCGGTATTCCCGAAGGGCTAAAAGTCATTTGGACTCGCAAGGTTCACGGAACAAGTGGTCGTACTGGGTTGGTCCCCTACGACAAGCGTGGGTTTCTAGGGCGTATGTTGGGTTTCAAAATCCCGTACAAGTACGTTACGGGTACCCGTCGAGTAGTTAAGAATCCGGATATCGAGCTGAAAGAACAGTGTCGTCGCGATGCCCACGAAAGGATCGTAGCTGCGGGACTGCAAAAGAACGAGATCATCTACTACGAAATCCTAGGTTGGAATGGTGCGAAACCCATCATGCCGTCTCACAAGCTTAAATGGTCCGCCTTTAAGAAAGTCGGTATCCAAGCTAAAGAATTTGCGGAGATCGAGACACAATTCAACGGTGTCTTCAACTACGATTACGGCACAGTATTCGGAGACTCCCGGATTCAGGTTTACCGGATCACGCAAGACGGGCGAGATCTATCGTGGGTTGATGTGGAAAACCGCTGTATGGAACTTGATCTTGACACAGTTGAGTACCTTGCTTGGAGCCATACGGGTGAAGATTTAATGTCTATAGCTTCCCAGTTTGCCAATTCACACAGTTCGGATCAACTCTGTGAAGGGGTGGTTGCTCGGGTGGAAGACCTAGATGGTAATCTGGCTGGTCTCCACAAGTATAAGTCGTTCCTGTTTTGCCTCGCCGAAGGGATCCAAGCGAATGACGCGGACTATGTCAACATGGAAGAGGTATCCTAAGTATGTCGGTCACTGACATACCTTTAGAACTAATCGACGACCCGCCATTTTCATTACGCCAAGTCCGGAAGGACACTGTGGAGTACATGGAGATGGTTTCGTCAATTAGAGAACGTGGGATAGACAATTCGATCTTAGTACGTCCGGTTGGCGATCGTTACCAGCGTGCGGACGGCGGTCATCGTGTTGCCGCTTCTCGAGAGGTCGGACTAGTCACCATCCCCGCGATTGTACGTGAAATGACTGACAGCGAGCTCCTGTCCGTACAGTTCACCAATGCGTTACGCGTGTCTACCAGTCGTACGGAGTACGCCGCCCACCTGTTACGGATTAAGAAAGCCAACCCCAAGATGACGATGGCTCAACTAGTCCACATCACAGGTAAGTCCAGCGTGTGGATCCGACAACAGTTAAGCCTCTTGGAACTACACGCCAAGTGCGAACAGGCTTTGAGCATGGGATTACTACCGGCACTCAACGCTTACGAACTGGCAAAGATTCCGAAGCACCTCCAAGTCAAACTCTTGAGAGACGCCTGTTCCGATATGAAGACCACGGAATTTCGTACAATCGTGGCGGAACACAAACGCCAATTGTCAACTGCATTCATCGGTCGTCGGGAAGCCGCTAAAGACGAGTTCAAACCCCATCGCTATTTCAGAAGTTTGAAAGAAGTCGAAAAGGAAGTAGGTCGAGGACATGCGGCGGCTAACCTACTGGCGGAGGTTCAGCCTAAAACCAAGATTGAAGCTTTCCGGCTGGCCCTTGCGTGGGTTACCAACTCGGATCCTATCACCTTACAGCAGCGACTAGACAAATTCAACTCTGAAGGGCTGAATCAAATCACGGACGAGGAAAGAAATATTGACTAAATTTGTAAAGTCAAATATTTTCCTGACAAAAAACGCTAATATTTGTGTATATTAATAGTGTAGCAACAGTTGTTACACTTCTAACTTCAAGGTTCTATTTAAAGGGATTAGACATTATGTCTGACACCAAGACTGTCGCAAAGACACAGCCAGTAAATGCACTGGCAGCACTTCGTGCAACCGTTCCTGCGGAAACTGACAAAGCAGCAATCGCTGACTTGATCACCGCAACAACTTACTTACAACGATTGCAGCTTTACTCAAAAGGTAACGCAGTTGATCGTAAGCTTATCGCAGGCGGTCAGTGGGGCGTTCCACAGAGTGCCGACGAAATCACAGTTATCGGCGAATCGCTCGATGTACTTGTGTTGGCTTTCAAGCCTAAGGCATTGGATCTTTCCAATCCGAAGAAGCCAGTATCGAACTTCGACCCCAAGAGTGACGAGTTCATCCGTATCAAAAAGCAGGCCGGCGTGAAAGATTCAGGCTGCATGTACGGAATCTCATTCTTGATCTTCGAACGATCAACAAAGATGTACCTCGAATTGTACGCAGGTACCGTTTCACTTCGCAAGGTGGCGAAGGACATCATGACTTACACACCGGAAGAAAACACCGAAGGCGACTTGCCTGCGTTGACTCTCGGTTCTAAGCTCGTGACAAACGACAAGAAGCAATCATGGTTCGTCCCGACGACTCAAGATTGTTCCACGCCGATTGAATTGCCGGCGGATGCGGCAAAGCAACGGGAAGAATTCTTGAATCCGCCCGAGCGAAAAGCTTCTGACGAAGCCGCTTCGGACGCAGAAACCGCAGCCACTTCACGTGCTCGGTAGACGAAGATAAGCGATACAATCGCTTGGAGGGGTAGCCTAACTGGAAATGCAGCGAGATAAAAATCGTACTATCTAGGTTCGAATCCTAGTCCCTCCCTTTACTAACAAACCCTTTCTTTGAAAGACCCAACTATGCGAAGTTTATGTTTTATTGTCTTCTTATTGGTAGCTATCATCTTCACGCCCACTGCAAATGGACAGTGCAATCAAAGCTACGGTGGTTTCTCCAGTTATCGTTCTACACCACGAGCACAGGCACCTTACTTCGTCAAGCACCCACCAGTGTACTACAGCCATTCGGTGAAACGTCCTTATGGTGTGAGTCCTTACGCGGTCAACCAAGGTGGTCTACCGCCTGCTGTCACACATCCGTTCCCACGAACTAACCCAACAGTCAAACGTACCGCAGCTGAAGCCGTACCAACAGCGATCAGCCCGCGTCGTTCTTCCACGACGTACCGAGTCACGCCGTCCCGAGTCACGCCGTCCCGAGTCACGCCGTCCCGAGTCCTACGCGGCGATAATAGTAGTCGAGGTTGGCGGACTAACCCGCACTATAACTAACAGGTAGGGTAGAACCAAATGAAGACCTTTGCAGTGGCTCATGTTTGCCTGTTCGATAACATTCTGACTACAGATTTAATCAACGCTGATTCAATATTGGCGGCGATCAAAAAACATAGTAAATTACAGGATGAAGAAAATCAAAAATGGCTAGACGATTGTCCTTTCGAAGAGCAGGATGATATCAAGGAATACTTCTTTGATTGCGACCAGATGATCGATGTTATTGAAGTGCCCCAGTCGGGAGATTAAGATGTACCACGTTGAGTTTTTGACGGCACACAAGCCGGAGCTAGGCCCTATGTTGGTTCGCTTCCTCGAAGCAACAGACAGGAAAGCTTCGAACTACGCAGACTCCAACCCCACGCTGCCAAGTGGCTTGAAGTTTGCTAGTTACCTGTCGGAAATTGCTGGTTTTAAACCAGAGGATTTCCTACCGGTGCTACACCATCATATTCACATGACGGCTATTCTAGTCATCCACACCGACGATTTGAATACCCTGTTCAACACCATCGGACCTATGAAATGGGTGGGAGCCTCGACAAAGAAAAGAGACTTAATGTTTGGTTTACTGTCGGGTTCCCTAGCCGAGTGGCAAAACGCAATCGACACCGGCCTTAAGTCAATGCCCGAGTTGTTCACGATCGTGTCGAACAAGATCTCAGCCGAAGGCTACCTCAAGACTACGAACAAGAGAATCAAATGACAATAGCACCGACAATGAAACTGACCACCGGTGAGGTCCACGCCAAACTAATCCACGAAGGCCGTAAGTATCCGGTGACCTTGGAATACTCCAAGGATCGTATCACCTTTACTTCCTCTCCATTTGCACTCAAGGACGAGATCAAGGCCATGGCAGGCCGACGGTGGCACCCAGAGGAAAGACACTGGTCAGTTGAGAATTGCCCGCGTAATCAGTTCCAGCTGGACTTCATGCAAGGGAAGAATCCATACGCGTGGTTCGATCGCGAGTTGATTACTCGTGATGATTTCAAAAGACCACTCTTCGACCATCAAAAGAAATTGGTCAACCACGCGTTAACATACCGCTACCAGATCTGGGCCGCGGAAATGGGTACTGGCAAGTCGTTGGCAGCCATCGAGGTGATGGAAAAATCAGGACTAAAGAACTGGATCTGGGTTGGTCCTAAGGCGACCTTACCCGCCATGGTCCAAGAATTCAGCAAGTGGAACCTCGACGAAACCATCAACGTCGAAATGATGACCTATGACGGTCTGGCCATCAAGATGCAATCCGGCAAGTACGAAGTCCCAGAAGGTATCATCTTCGATGAATCTTCCAAGGTCAAGACTGCTGGCGTCCGGCGTCAAATCTACGCCCAGCAAATGGCTGACGAGATCCGAGCAAAGTGGGGCTACGAGGGCTACGTCATCCTTATGTCAGGTACGCCCTCCCCTAAGACTCCTGTCGACATCTGGGCACAGGCCGAGATCGCTTGGCCCGGTTTCCTTCGTGAAGGATCGCCAAAGTCTTTGGAAGAACGACTCGCAGTAATGTCGGAATCGAAGAAGGGCCAATACGGAAACCACTTCAAGTCTCGAGTAGGCTGGTTGGATCAAGACGGCCTGTGTACGGTCTGCTGTAAGACTAAAGCCGACGGTGAGCATGACTCTTCAAACTTTGACGATCCGGATGAACTACACCGGTTTGTTGAAGGTAAGAACGAAGTGGAATTGTTGGCTCGTCGTCTCGAAGGTTTGATGTTAGTAATCTTCAAGAAGGATTGTTTGGAACTTCCAGATAAGCGGTTCGTGCGTGTGTTCCTTGAACCCACTAAGAAGCTTCTGCGTGTTGCTCAGTCCGTAGTCAACGTAGCCAAGAACACCGTCACTGGTCTCCAGCAATTGCGAACCCTGTCTGACGGTTTTATGTACCGCGACATTGCCACCGGCGAGAAGACCTGCCCTGCTTGTGAAGGTTCAGGTATCAAACACTTCTGGCAAGATCCCGACGAAGAGGACAAGCGATACGACTCAATCGAATTGTTCACCGACGAGCGGCAAGCCCGGATGATTCCGGACCAGAGGACTTGTCCCAAGTGCAAAGGTGAGAAAGTCGTCGAGACTACCGAGCGTCAAGCTTACTCGATTCCGTGCCCTAAGGACGACGCCCTAATCGACTGGATGGAGAAGTGCGAAGCAACCGGGCGGATGCTCGTGTTCGCGGGTTACCGCGGTTCTGTCGACCGGTGTGTTGATCTAGCACACAAGAATGGTTGGGATGTATTTCGACTGGACGGTCGTGGGTCTGTGATCATTACGCCGGACGGAAAGACTGTTCCGAAGTCGAAGCCACTAGAGTACTGGCAAGACATGGAGAACAACAAGAAAGTCATGTTCGTCGCCCAACCGGAATCTGGTGGGTTCGGACTGACACTAGTTGAAGCGAACGTTGTAGTGTTCTACTCGAACAGTTACAAACCAGAATTCCGACCGCAAGGTATCGACCGTGTTCACCGTCCGGGACAAGAAACGCAAGTCACCATTGTTGATTTGCTCCACCTACCGACTGATGAACGGTGCCTTGACATACTCGAAAGCAACCGGAAACTAGAACGGATGGTTTTAGGCGACATCGTCGGGGACTGTCTAGACAATCCCAGTTAACTAAGCCTCTCCACTAGTAAACAAAACAGTCAAAAAACTTTACCAACCTATCAATCAAACTAAACGGAATTAACCTGTGAAACTCTCTGACGAAGTCGTACTACAAATCAAGAACAAATCCATTGCCGGTACCGGCGATACAGCCATTGCCAACGAGCTACAAATCAGTCGGTCTGTAGTCTACGGGATTACAAAGGGTAAAACCTACAAGTCTGTCGGCCCTGACATGGGAGCCCTAGACACCGCCAAGAAAATGGTTGGGCAGGTTGTCCTTGACCAAGTCAAGCCGATGGATCCAACCGACCAGCGGGTTCTGGATTTGGAAGCGATTGTGGAGAACCAACGACAACAAATCCTACAGAAGAACCGCGTGGTGAAAGCCAACAGCCGGGCTCACGGTATCGTCCAATCAGTTGTCAAGGAATTGGAAGATCGAATTGTCCCTGTGAAGAAGCTACCTTCGGCTCGGCCAACCGTTCGCAAGGACGACCGCACAGAAGAGACGCTGGTCATGCACCTATCCGACGGCCACCATGATTCGTTCATTTTGCCGGAGATGGTTGGCGGTCTGGAAAACCACAATTTTGAAGTCAGCTGTCGTCGTGCTGAAAACTACGTCGACACCACGATCGACTTTACCCAAGGCCACTTGGAAAAGTACAACTTCAAGCGACTGGTGATTCTCGCAAATGGCGACCACACCAACGGCGAGATCCACGACGCTGTGAAGCACAGCCACTTCAAGAACATCTTCCAGAACTGCCTAGCAATTTCCAAGCTGCACGCTCTGATGATTCGAGACTTAGCACCTTACTTCGAATCGGTGAATTTGGTCTACACTTCAGGTAACCACGGTCGTCGTACCCCTCGGAAAGAACAGCACGGACCACAGAACAACTTCGACTACCTGATCGCCAAGACGACCGAGTTGATTTGTGCCGACTTGGATAATGTCCACTTCAACATCCCGAATTCGTTCTCGGCCATCATCGACATTGAAGGTCACGGGTTCCACGTCTCACACGGTGATTCGGTTCGCAGCAACGGTGGTATTCCTTTCTACGGGTTGACACGTCAAAACGCTAAGCTCATGTGCTTACAATCGCTGCCTCAGAACGAGAACATCCCGGTTCGCTACCAAGTGATTGGACACCACCACATTGCAGGCTCACTGTCCGACATGAACGGCTCACTGCTTTTGAACGGTGCTTGGGTGGGTACGGATCCTTATTCGTACAACGAATTCAGCGGGTATCGTGAACCAAGCCAGCTGATCCATGGTGTCCATAAGCGGCATGGGGTCACTTGGAAAATGGATGTCAAGCTCCGGTCCAAAGATGAACTCAAAGGACCAAAGCGTTATAAGATCGAGATTTAATCCTAGGCTTGACCCGCAATGAAACCCCTCGTCAGCAAGGCTCCGCCCTGACGATTCCCTTCTAGACTTCTACAAGTTCAGAACTGGTCGACACAGTCCGCAACAGGACTGGCTAGATGGGGAGAAACACTGAGAGAAAGAGAACCACGAAAGTAATGGACCTAAAAGAATTAAAAACCAAAAACATACCCCAAGAAGCGGGAGTATATTTGGCTAGAACAAACAGCCGTAATCGCTGGTACCGTTATGTTGTAGAGGTGGGAGGTGAAGCACCCATGTTGAGAGTAGTCACTATATGGGACAGATTGGAAGAAAAGCTACACAAAGGATTTAATGGTACGATTTACTGGGGACCAAAATTAGAAATCCCATCGGTTCCCCAAGAGGAAATCACTAGGCGATAGGTAGGGAAGAGAAACACTAAGAAAGAAAACCATGAGCATTACCAGAGACAAGGACGGTCGGCACTGTGTTGAATACACAGATGGCGGTAAGACCAGACGGAAACGATTCTCCATACTGTTGGAAGCTAAGCAGTTTTTCAACCAGTGGATTTACGACAACCAGATCAAAGTTGACGCCCAACCAATTGTCAACGAAGAGTTTCGCGAAGCGATGTTACAAGTCACCGAAGAAATGGAAACTTTGGTCTTCCCAAACACACCGGTGGAAGTCAACATTGTCGAGAAGCGAGGACTACCAATCTTCGAAGTCACCGCCGAGGGTGAGTGGCGGGGTGATGAAGAAACTGTGAAGGATCTACGTTCTCGTATTCGTGAGACGGTAAACTCCGATATGGAATTCTGGGAGACTGAAGGTTCAAGGTTAAATCCTGACTGGGTCAAGTGGCCCTACATCAACTTAGGAACACTGGCCGAGGTAGTGAGATTAACGTTGTCCAATTGAAAATTGAAGATGTCATTGTAGACCGCGAGTGGAATTGTAGAGAGAGATTCACTCGCGGTTCTGTCAGTGAATTAGCACAGAGTTTGGCTCGCTACAAACAGATGATGCCGGTACTGGTTGTTAAGAAAGGCGAGAAGTACTCACTGGTGGCAGGCTTCCGGCGAGTACGTGGTTTGAAGATGGCCAAGATCGAACACGTGTGGGCAGTGGTAACCGACTTAGACGAACATGAAGCTCGTGTCCAGAACCTCTTAGAGAATCTGGACCGACAACAACTGAATATGCTTGAGGAGGCTCGAGCGGTCGCGAAGATCTTCGAAGGGAGGGAGGTGAGTGATGCGGCGTTGATGCTGAACCGTTCTGAAAACTGGATCAAATCACGATTGAAACTGGTTAGAATGGGAGAATCAATTCAGAAAGCCGCCGCGTCCGGGCGGCTGACTGAGGGTCAGGTGCGAGAACTACAAAGGATGACGGACAAGCGGAACAGAATGCGAAAACTAAACCGTTGGCTGTCCGAGGATTACGTAGAGAAAGAATCACCGATCCGGACCTCACACGAAATTCAGGAAATGATGGTTAAACTTTGCGAAAAGGGGGTTGACAACATCTGTATTCGCGTGTTAAGATGGATGCTGGGACGTATGACCAGTACAAAACTTTTAGAGGGAATCGATGAAAACTAACATAGTCAAGCAAATTGTGGAGTGTCACCTACGTCTGAAGAAGGGTGTCAAACCAGTGGTTGGGTTTGTAGGTGACACCGTCGTCCTAAAGGCCAACCTGTGCGGATCAATCCTATCGAATATTGTTCTGTGTAACAGTGCGGACCAACAGGTGCTAAATGTCCTGACGCGGATAGTGGATAAGGAATGCACACGCTACCAGAAAATCGCTCGCCTTGAAGAGTTTGAATTCCCTAGCTTTGTCAAGATCGGTACTTACGCAATGGTGAGTTCTTCTGGGTCTTGGTATTATTCCTCGACCAAGCCGGAACGTCAGGGCGATTACTGGTTGACCAATGCGAAAATGCACTACGTGAATAATGAAGTCTACGAGACCGAATTTCCCGAGATACTTCAAGAGGATTGGGGCAAGGTTATTTTAGTCAAGCGTGAATGGTACACGGAGGTAATCTACAATGAATGAATCATTCGGTAGTCACGTTGGGAAAACCATTGAGAGTATCGAACCTATCGACGATCAGTTGATAATTAAGTACGTAGGTGGGGACGAAGCACTTGTCGGCGTCTATAATGGTCGGCCTTTTATGTTACTGCGTCGGCTCTCAGAAGTTAAACCATCGGAGACTGAATCATTAGAGATTGAGCTATTAGAGGTTGAGGAAAGGTCTCACTACCAATTCGAAATGGCCATTGGGCATCCTCTCGAAAGTATACTGGACTTTTGTGTCGACCAAGGTATAGAAGTTAAACACATTCTCGGTACCGAGATGGGCTACACTAATGTTGTGGTCTTCGCCACCGAGAAAGAACAACAACTCATTAACGAGCAACTATGATTTACAACGACGAACAAGTAGACCAACTCGTAGCTGAAATTGAACTCGGCAAGCGTAACTTCCTTGACTCTGAAACTATTGGGTTCTCTGGATACGCAATCTTACTCCAGTGGCAGATTGACGATGGTGAGATCATCTTGTGGGAAGTCTGGAAGCAGACATTTGCCCAGACACTGCGGATCCTCAAGGCGATGACGTCTTGCGAGCTGGTTGGGTTCAACCTTGGATTTGATGCTTTTCACCTCGTGAAACTCTACACGACTTGGGAGCTAGTCTGCGAAGAGAAGACTTGGATGTCCCATGTCCTGCCCGAGGACCATATCCACACCGTTGAGAAACTTGAAGAAAAGGCTATGCTCGGCAAGTGCTGGAAGCCCGCAGCTGCCTGTGACTTAATGTTGTGGTCTCGTAAGAACGAATATCAAACGTTGATGAAGCGTTCAGACATCCGTATTCGCAAGGTACCAATCCAACTCGCATACGTTCTGGCGGAAGAACTAGAGCAACGAGTTCACGTACCAGATATCTACTTTGCAAACTTCAAGAAACGCGACCACAAGTGGGTGGTCTACGATCGTGAGGAAGAGGGCGAAGAAGATTTGTACTTCAAGGACGTGGTCCTTAAGTTCAACGCTTCCGGTTCACTGAAATTCCTCGCACGTCACGTGTTGGGACATACACCGTCGGCACAATTTGAAGACATTCAGTTACCCAGAGAATTTTTTCCAAAGGAACTAGGCTATGCACCGACCGCCGCAGGAGCACGACGACACTTCGGACCCGATGAAAACTTCTGGCCGGACCTTATCAAACATCACATCGAGCATTGGCACAGCGATGCAGGAGCTAGGGAATACGCTCGTTATGACATCGTGTACACTCGCGATCTTTGGGAGCACTTTGGGCGACCTGACAGCGGCGACGATGATAGTGAGCTCGCCTGTATGGTCGCCGCAGTCCGGTGGCGGGGTTTCAATGTCGATCTCGAAGCGATCGAAGTACTACGGCAGAAAGCACAGGCGATCGTCGATACTTCACCCGTCAATATCAATAAACCTTCCGATATACGGGCGTACTTATCGGAAGTCATGGACCCCGTGGAACAGATCCTTATCGCAGAATCTACTAAGAAGCAAATTATCGAAGAGATTGTCCGATTTGCGGATGAGAATCCCGAGGCAGCCAGACGGGCAAAACTAATTCTCGACGTTAAGCTTGCGGCGAAAGAAGTCCAGCTTTACACCAAGTTGTTAGTCGCAGGTCGACTCCACGCCGATCTCAAGGTGATCGGTACCATGTCTAGCCGGATGTCGGGTGGCGGTGGTCTGAACGTCCAAGGAATTAAGAAACAGAAGTTTGTCCGCGAATGTTTCCCGATGGCGGAAGATGAGCAGACACTCAGCATTGGTGACTTTGACTCGTACGAAGTAACCCTTGCAGACGCGGTCTACAACGACCCTGAATTACGTGAGGCGTTGCTGAGCGGTAAGAAGATTCACGGCCTGTTCGGTATGGCTCTGTTCCCCGGCCACACCTACGAAGAGATCCTTGCTTCTGACGGTTCGGAAAACGACATGTACTCCAAGGCCAAGTCGGGCGTGTTTGCTCTGATCTACGGTGGTGACGCCGGTACGCTGAGTCGTAACTTGGCGATTCCAAAGGAAATTGCAGAAGAAGCGTATGCTAAATGGCAGACCATGTTCCCCGGTATCGGTTCGGCTATGCAACGTATTCGTGAGTCATTCATGGCACTACGCGAAGATGAAACTGGGGCCATGGACTGGAGAACTTGGAATGAACCTGATGACTTTGTTGAAACAAAGGATGGATTCCGACGCTACTTTACACTCGAGAATCTTGTTGCGAAAGCCCTCTTTGACCTTGCTATCAACCCACCTAAGAAGTGGAAAGAATGCAAGATTAAGGTTGCGAGGTATGATCGACTGCAAGCAGCGTCCAATGCTGTTCAGTCAGCCCTCTACGGAGCCGTCCTCGGAATCCTGTCCGGAAACGTTCGTGCGGCCGCGAACCATGAAATTCAATCTCTCGGAGCTACCATCTGTAAGCGAGTCCAAAGAAGCGTTTGGGATTTGCAGCCGGCAGGTACAGAACCGTTTAGAGTGCGACCACTTAACGTCCATGATGAAATCGTCTGCCCCGTCGGTGATGGATTAGAGACACTTGTTGCCGACACGATCGAACAAGCAGTCGAAGCTCACCGTGAGCAGGTACCGCTAATTGGTATCACGTGGCACTTACAAGCCGATTCGTGGGCGGGTAAGAAGTCAGGTAGTGGCGGGGAAACTCGTTTTGTCGGACCTATTAAAGCGGGTAGTGCAGCGTGAAAATCGTGTTACTGCTGATTGCCATTGTATTGGTAATCGATATTTTAACTGAACCTAAACAAACCAACGAAAGATAAAATGAAGTACGTAAGTATTGATCTTGAGACTACCGGTCTACTCCACGAGGACGCACGCATCTTGTCGATCGGTGCAATAATCGATGATCTGGATAGTCCGAAACAGTATGAAGATCTACCTAAGCTGGAGATCTGCTTGACTCACGAGAGGATTTCAGGCGGGATATTCGCCATCGATATGAACCGCGACTTGATCCGAGAGATCAAGGACCAAGTCCCAAAGCCGGATCGAGAGTATGTCAAACCAACATACGCCCTCGAAAGGCTATTGAAATTCATCCACTATCATTTAAACCCACTCGAAGATCCAGATTTCAAGTTCAACGTGGCTGGGAAATGTTTCGCGACGTTCGACGACCAACTACTGATTCGGGCCGGGGATGTTTCCGGACAGGTTTGGGATCCCAATAACCTTTGGGCCAAAGCCCGACGCCGGCGAATACTCGACCCAGCAATCCTCTACCGTCAAAGCGGGGATGAGAAACTGCCAAACCTCACTGAGTGTCTGGCACGGGCTGGCATGGAGCCAACTAACCACCACAACGCACTGGCTGACGCATGGGATGTTTGCCGACTACTAAGACAGGGGGGCCCGAATTGCCAACTCCAGAAGAACGAGTCCGAGACGAAGTAAACGACGCCCTCCACGCCCAAGGCTGGGGAACAAACGTAATGCACGGTAACCAATTCCAACGTGGGGTTCCCGACTGTTACGCGATGCATCCAATCTTGGGTACACGGTGGATCGACTATAAGGTCGAAGGCCGTTACAGTTACACTTCCGCACAGCGCAACGTATGGTGTGACTGGCACTACAACTTCGGAGTTGAGATTTACATTCTCACCTCCGGGGAACAACTTGAACGGTTGAATGGTCGAGGAAACTTTCTTGATTATTGGAAACCAATTTGGGGTTGCCCCGAAGAATACAAAACGCCACTAGACCCTTCGATCCTCGCTGAGGTGTTGAACGGTGACTGGCTCGAGATTGATAACCCAATCAACGGTTATTGGGTCTCAAAAGAACAACGAGCGGTCATTAGTCAAAGGTCAGGCAGGATGATCCTACCTGACAACGAAATGATTCGTTTACCGACCAAGACGGAAACCATTGAACACTCTATTCAGGACTTGATCAATGCAACATATACGTAAACCAAAGGGTAACAATTCGGCCTGTGTCGGTTTAGCATTTGCCATGGCAGCTGGGCTGACGTGGGAAGAAATGGTTAAACTGGTTGGTCACGACGGTACCAAAAAGTTTAGAGGTAACCCTGTTGGGTTCCACCCCCAAGAGATTATGTTCAAACTCAGAACACGACCCCTTAACCCGGTGAAGTTCTGTGGATACCAATCTTTACCTGTGAGTTCAATCGCCGGTGAGAATCACCCCTTGGTTGTCGGGTTTGACGAAAGGTTAGATTGGTTTAAGTTCTGGGTTGCCGAAACTCGGGGCGTCCTTAGGTTGGCAGTTCCAGACAAGTTTTTTGTACATGCGGTAGCATACGACAAAGGCTTAATCTACGATAGTAGTCTGGAGACAACTTGCGACTATCGGGACCACCCCCTGATCGATTCACCTACTGAGATTTACATCATGGAGAGTTAGATCATGGATGCACGAGTTTGGCAGGACGTAAACCTAGACAGAGACATCGTAGTCTTTATGGACTACGTGAACACGGTAGTTAAGAAATTCCTTTCCTACCACCCCTCCAATGCTTACTTGAAAGACGACTTGGTCGGTGCCGGTAACCTAGCACTTGTCGAGTATGTCAGAAGGTGCGAGCACAAAGGATTGGAGGGAAGTTGGGGACAGTTGAATGTGACAATCAACAACGCCCTACATACGCAGGTGAGAGAGTGTCAAACCATCACGCCGCCGAAGGGTCAGCCTTACGCTCACCCTGAACGTGAAGAGATGGTTGAACCACGCTTCACCCCGACAGTGAGTCCTAATTTCCAAGACCCACTGTGTCAACAGGTGTCAGATTTATTGTTGCAACGATACACCGCGACAGAGGTCCAACACCAACTATCATTAACCCGGTATGAGTATCTGAAAGTAGTCAGAAAAATTGCCAAAGAATTGGAGACTTAAAATGCGTTTACGTAACACCTTAATTGCCATCTATCTGGTTTGCCTGATGTTTGGTTCGTGCCTTGGGCAAACCCCAATGGTACAAGAATTCCAGCTGCAAGACCTAACCCCAGTGCAAGAGGCCCAAGATTCGGACGTGGGTCAGATGCCAGTGTTGGACGTTGGAGCTGTCAACATTCTGTTCGGGGCAGGTACAAATTACTGGGACTTACAAAAGCCTTCAGAAAAGTACGCCGCCGCGGTCAAGTTATTTGTGACTACCAATTTCCGCGGGTTCAGCGGTACCGGGTTTATTTCAGAGTACGGTGAGGACGGTAGTTTCACTGTGGTTACTGCCGGGCACGTCGTCGGTACCGGACCTTATGTCACTCCCATGCCCGGAGAGAAGATAGTGAATATCTACTGTGCGTTTGGATCCTTAGCTATTGACGGGCTCAAAATTGCCGCCGCATCAGAGACTGATGACATAGCTATCCTACGTGGACAGTGGATCGAAGGCCCCCTTAAAAAGCCAGTCCCATTCAAGATCGCGAAAGACCTACCAAAGCCCAAGGACGCCGTGACAGTTATCGGTTTCGGAGGTGCGTCCCTCTTACCACGTATCTACCCTACTAGAATCGGTCCGGTAGCGAATGACTTGGATATCACAATCGACAATTTCGTCGCCCAAGGGGACAGTGGCGGGCCGGTGTTGAATGCTAACGATGAAGTGGTTGGTATCGTTTGTAGGGGTTTTGCAAGGAAACTTACGAATTTACAGGTAAATAACAAGAATGCCTATATCTTTTGGCCCGGTGCCGGAGTAAACTGTAAGAAATTCCGAATTCTACTTGACACCCTCAAGAAAGCAGACTAACGATGACGAAGATCCCACGACGCGAATTATTACAGCTGGCCAAGCCTTTCAAACATGACAACGAGCGTATGAAAATTGCGGGTTGGTACATTTCTGAAAAGCTCGACGGTACCCGTTGTTTTTGGGACGGCGGAGTCACACGAGGTATGGCCACCGCTGAGGTTCCTTGGGCTGGGTTGTTACACCCGAAGACTCTTGAACCTAAGTCAAAGATCAAGCCGTACTCAACAGGTCTCTGGTCGCGTTATGGGAACCCAATCATCGCCCCGGATTGGTTCCTCGACTTACTACCGAAAATACCTCTCGACGGTGAGCTGTGGTGTGGTCGAGGGAACTTCCAGTTGTGTCGTTCGATTATCTCGGGTGATACTCCTGACCCTCGCTGGGATCAAGTTAAGTTTGCGGTTTACGGTTCGCCAGCTTGGGAGGAATTCACCAAGCCGGGACTGATCAAGAACAATAGTATGTATTGTGAGATTCCGGATAACGTTTCGGACCTAGTCGGTTACCCTGAATCCACCCTAGACGCAGGGGCTACCTTCGAAGCGGAAATGGATTTCCTACGTTACATGGTATCAAAAACTCCGAACGAGCATGTAGTTGTCCACCAGCAATTCAAGTTGGCAAACAGTGAAGAGCACGCCCGTCAAGATGCAACCGAGATCATGGCTGAACTAACTGCTGGAGGGGCCGAAGGTGCAATCCTCCGTAACCCAGATGCAAAGTACGCGTGTAAGCGTGTCGCGGACCTACTCAAGCTGAAGCCGTCCGAGGACGCCGAAGGGACAATCACAGGTTACACTGCTGGTCGCATGGGTAAGAAGGGGTTACGCTTCGGCAAGATTGGTGCGTTGGTCTTGGACTTCAACGGTCAGCGTTTGGAACTTTCGGGACTTAACACCGAGGAACAGGAATTCGAAGGCGACCATGCTTGGTTGAAAGACGAGGCCAATTGTGGTAAAGATGTGCCGGACGACATCGAAGCCGCGATGTTCAAACGTGGCCAGCAGGTCACCTTTAAGTATCGTGAATTGTCAGACGATGGGATCCCAAAAGAAGCACGTTACTGGAGACCGCGAACCAATGTCTAATAATCAACTAAGAGAGTCAAAATATGAGAGCATTTAATTCTTTTCAAATCACAGTAGCGTTTGTAGCATGGCCGTTCTTGATTGCTTGGCTGGCGGACGCCACCTTTCGCGGAGCCCCAGTGGCATTCTATGCGGCGATTGCTTGCTACATTGTAGCGTTTGGTTGTATGGTGATAACCGTCTACGACAAGCTGGGGTCCGAATGAGTCCTAGTCGCCGAGTCGAGATAGTTATACTACTAATACCCACCGTAGTGTTCATACTATGTGCCATAATTATATTACCGATCGTCGTAAGCATGAAGAGTTACAAACGATCCGTCCTCGTCGATTGGGATGGTAAGTCTGGTTCTTTGAGTGTTCTTGAGGATGGTAGTAAAGCTTACCTTGAAGTTCAAGTACTAGACGACATGGAAAAGACCTTCGAATTTAAGGGTACGGTCTACGAAGTCGACTCTGTAAAGGGCGACCGTATTTATCTCAAACGGAGGGACGAGTGAACACTGTCAAAATCTTCTTAGAAGAAATAATAGGTGGGTTATTGTCGGTGCTAGGTGGGCTACTGTCGACGTGGTTTTCTAGGTGGCGAGATTAGCCGTCGGACAACTTAAATATGATGTCACATCACAATCGAGAAAGAAAAAAACAATGAAGAAACCCAGTATCCGCCAACAAGTATTTGAGTCAATAGACGCCCGGATCCTAATTGATCCGGACTACTTGACAAATTCGAACGAGGACATCGCGAACGACCTGATTGAAAATACCCTCAACATTGACGATCCGCACTTCGAACAGATCAAAGCCATCGTTCGTGTTCGACGCGTCCAAATCAACGAACCTGAACGATTAACTCAGGTGCCAGAGTACATTTCGTATTCTGGTATGGCACAATTCGGCAGCGACTTGGACGAATTCTGTTTGAAGTACGCGGTGCTCGAACGACCACCGCGTGAGCCACAGAGCCACCCGGCGTCTGTCGGGTCCGCCTTCGATGCTTTCGTAAAGGCCGAGCTCTACGACCGCTACTACGGTAAGGACTACAAGCCGGAATTCTCCCGGGAAGCCTTGTTTGAGAAACAGGTCGAAGAACAGAACCGCGACTTTGCACGTGAGGCCGGCGAGCACGTATTACAGGCCTACAAAGACTCAGGAATGTACAAACGTTTCACAGATGTCTTCGACCAAGTTATTGAGCCGCCACTGTTTGAAGTCCGGGCTCAAGGTGAGGTTAACGGTATCACACTGTTGGGTTATCCTGATGGGTTTGGTCGTCTCAAACAGGGTTGCGTCATCGCTGACTGGAAGGTTAACGGTTACTGCGGTAAAGGCTCGGTCTCGCCCCAGAAGGGTTACGGCCTGTGTCTAGACGGGTTCATCGCTGACAAGCACACCCGTAGTCATGGGAAGTCCCACAAAGATTACGTCGAGGCGGAATTCTGTGAAGGTATCACCATGAGTGAGTCGTTCATGGAAGACTACAACGAAAAGTGGGCAAGTCAAACCAGTGGCTATGCTTGGTTGTTCGGTGAAGCAGTAGGCTCGGAAAATTTCCTTGCGATGATTCACCAGTGTGTTGCTAAAGGAATGGGCGAAGGTCAAAAACCCATCTTACGTTTCGCAGAATTCCGCGGTAAAGTCCGCCGACCTTTCCAGAAGATGCTGATCAAGCGGTATCAGAAGGTCTGGGACGCCTTGAACAGTGGGCACATCTACACCAAGCTCTCCCGCGAAGAGAACGACAAGAACCTTGTACGGATGAACCGTCAAGCCAAGATGTTCTGCAATGACAAGTCTGGCGTGTTGCGTGACCTAACCGCCCCAAACTGGTGGTAAACCGCACTTAAGAATGGACACTTGAACAAACCCCGGAAGTGGTGAAAGATGTATTTAGAACGAAACGCGACACGGCAGGACTTACAGTTAATGTACTACATGTCGTTGCAAACTTACTGGTACCAGTGGACAGCCGAAGAATGGGAAACTATGTTAGACATTCGTCTCCATAGATCTCGCAGGCCAGTAATCAAGATCGGAATTGAAGACGATCGAGTTATTGGGTACTGGATCGGGATGCAAGAGACCGATAACCCTTTGTCTTTCTATCTTTGGAGGTTAGGTGTTTTACCTCACTGTCGCGGGCGGGGGCTTTCCTACCACCTAATCAACTCCGCATGCTTGCACGCTACCACCAACCGTGCTCGCCGGATACATCACTGGACACCTTTGTTTGGTCCGGAAGACCCGGAATACGTTGGTGACTGGTGGACCAAGGTGGGCTTTCGAGCTACGGGTGAAACAGACTACCCAGAAAATGTCTATTGGTATGGCAAACAGTCAGAACAATACAAAATGGTTTTAGATTTGGAAGAATACTATGCAAACAAACGATAAATTTGGAGTGGCGATCGCAGTTGGCGATGTTGTTGTCTATCCATCCAGCGGACACGGTAAGGGATTACAATTGAAACGGATAGTGGTCCGGGACATTCAGGCGGGTCCAAAACTAATTGGGGTAGATCCCAATGATATGTTGCAGACCCGCCGGACTGTCCGTAAGTTGGAGAACGTGGCTGTTCTTACAAAGGCAGAAGTCACCGAGTCGACCGTCGAGAAGGGAGACGCCGATGCCCCTGTACAAGTCTAAATGTTCTTCGTGTGGGCACGAAGTTGAGGACTTCTGCAGTATGAAGGACGGTATTAAAAAAGAATGCCCCGAGTGTGGAACCTCAACAATGGAAAAAGTATTCGAGGGGTGGAACGGTGTTCATATTCCTACCGGATACATGTTCAATGATGTGCGAGCACACCGAGGACGTAAGCGAACCGAACCTAACCGAGAGACCCCGCCGGGGCTCGACACTTAATCTCAACGAAAGTTACCATGACCCAGAATAAATTCAACCCGAATACTCTGCTTTGCGAAGGTGAAGATCTTTTACAAATGCAAGAGGCTGCACGTCAGCTTAGTGTGATGTCAGGGGTGGCTCCGTCTACCTGTATGCGTCTCTTACTGAACCAAGGTATTCGAGAGGGCAAACTACCCGAGGGAACCGTGAAGCCGCAAGCCGGCGACGGTCGCCCGTGTCTCACCTGTGGCTCACCGGTGTACCATCCGAAACCCTTCTGCTCTGCGGCTTGTTTCAAAAGTTACGAGCAGATCAAGAAGTGTACGGACAAAGACCAACGAGTCATCCGTATTTCCAACCGGGTACAGGTCCAACCTGACGCGGGGCCCCCGTTTACAGGTGTCGTTCGGGAGATCTTCTACGACCGCCCAACGATACATGGAGAAGGTTACTGGCTTGACGTCGAACATAACGGGTTCGTGTGTGGTCAGCTTTCGTACCAGATGAATTTGCTCGACCAGTTTGATACCGAGGAACTACGCTCGATCAAGATGATGTTCGACGACCTGAACCGTTGTATCTTATCGGAGTACGAAGAGTCCGAGTTTGAAGTAGGTCAAGAGGGAGATCTAAATTACGTTGTCAAGGCTATGCAGATGTTCACCGAACAACACCAGCTTCCGGACCGACGTTACGCAAACGAATTGATCCTCTACATGCAATTCCTAGGTGAGTCGGAAACGTTCACACCCAGTGAGGATGTACTGATGGAACGTACTGAGGCCTTTATCCAGCAGGCTTGCTTGTACGTCCCGACCGCCGACTAAGGTTTTAACAGCCCCAGAATACTTTGTGTATTTTGGGGTTTTTTCGTTGACAGTCAGATATTCCTGTGGTATCCTTTAGCAGACCACCAGCAGGAAACACAAATGATAAAAGTAGAAAAGTACGCCCTAAGCATTAAAAGAGCCAAGGAAATTATGGCGGCGTTTCGAGTTTTAGGATGCCCATTTGACGTTTACCTTGAAGGTGACTGGATTAGCCTCACTGGTCGGGAACACAGGCTTATCTCCAAGAAAGTACTTCCGCAAGAGTTTAAGATGACTTATGTGGCGGGACTAAAAGTTGACCCTCACGCGGAGGGCTCAATTGAAAGTACGATTCGAATAGTTGCAAGGTTTGAGGCTTAGGAACAACATGACTAGAACAAATCCCGAACCGGCAGGTTCGCTCTTTATTTTCGACCTGCCGGTCGAAGTCCCAGTCCAATGGTGTGTCATTTTTCAGCACCCTAGCAACGAAGACTTGTGGTTTACAGTGCCGGGAGATGAATTCCCACTGGTTGGTACAAAAGATGTCGAGTTACCGGCAGGGTCTGACTGCGGCCCGCTCAATCTTCGCTGTCAATCCGGTGTTTGGGTTCACACGGATTTCTTTTCAACTGCCCAGCGGTTCGGAGAAATTGCACCTATCTTCGTGGAGCAAGTTAGGGATAGGCTTTCTAGAATCGTCGAAGGTGGTCTCCCCGACGCCCCGGCCTTACTGGCGGTCGAATCTGACCCCGACTACTTGGAGTGGATGGGCGAATTGTCGGAAGCCGTCGATGATTTTCAAACTTACCTCGAAACTGAATAAGGAATGAAGATGAAATTAATTGAATTCAAAGTTGAAGACGGTGTCCTGTTTAGTAGGCAGAGGAAGATCACGAGTTTCTCACCGCACCTCGGGTGCGACTCGGATGGAGAGGATATCGAAGGGGCAGAGCAATTTAAGGTGGGTGGGTTCGGTGATTGGGAACCCATTTTGGATGGTGTGGAGGCGTTCAAGTCGTCTTCGCGGGATAGCCTCGGGAACAATCGTGGAAGATGATCTACCCGACATGTAACTTCAAACCTAGTGAGAAACAAAACCATGCCTAATACAAATCAAAATTTTCAAATCCGCCGACAGAAGGTGGCGTCTGTGTTCAGGGAGTTGCCAGCTAAGGTCATCCCTCAGTCCAAGTCCGCCAAGGTTGCTAAGTGGTTACTAGATCAGACTAACCACAAAGTCGTCCATGATCGAAGGTCCGAAGTAATACAGATGGGCCACATTCCGGGTTCCGATGTTGAACAGTTGTTACAAACCTTCATGGGTGAATATGAATGTTCGTTGGTTTGGGAAGCTAAGCTAGATCGTATCATCATCGGGGAGAAGCAATACATGGAAATGCTACACGAGTTGCCGCCTTGGCACTCGTTTGCATTCTCTCACGCTCTGCAGATGTACAGGGCTGTCCCGGTCAGGGAGGCATTCAGCAATTACGACAAAAGGTCAATACTATCGCGTATTTGTAACGTATACGTCCAAGTGCTTCCTAATGTCGAGGGTATACTGTTTGTCCCTAAAATGAGTTTCTGATTGGAGAATGAAAATGTTTCGTAGATTCTTATTGGCTGTAAGTATGTTCGCGGCCGGGTTCATGTCGGCTAGCTACCTGTCGATGTGTAGCGATCAGCATGTGGCCTCCCCACCTATGATTGTTATGCCTGATGACCCGACTTCGGATGAATACGAGAGACGCCTTTGCTTGCAGCTAGATCGAAGAGAGCTGTTAGATCAACGGGAAGCTTACGTAAGAGATCTTGAAACCTTCTGCAAACACCTTGAAAGGTAGTCCAAATGATTTACCATATTTTAGCTCTGATACCTATCGTGGGTGTGTCGTTCCTACTGGCGACACTGGTAACAATGTTTTTGATAGGTTTCGACTTGGGTTGGGATCTATTGACGAGTAAGCCAGCCCGGACGGCTGCTGGGAGAGACGGTCAAGCTATAGGCTGTGCGATAATGGCTGTCCTTATATTCGGACTGACCATGGTGTTCGTACAGGCAGGTATTTATCTATTAGAACCACACCTACCCAAATTACCAGAGCGACACGAACCAGCCCCACAACGATTTTCCGTCCCATATACCTAGAAACCCAAAAATAATCCTTGACACCGGTTGGACTTGGAGTATACTTCCAGTATGAATACTCAAACAAAATACATAGCTTACTATCGTGTATCAACCGTCCGCCAAGGTCAGAGTGGTCTGGGTCTCGACGCTCAACAACAAGCTACGGCTCACTACAACGTAGTCCGCGAATTCACCGATGTCGAGTCAGGTACTAAGTCTGATCGTCCTCAATTGCAGGCAGCACTGAAAGCTTGTGAGTCAACTGGGGCTACCCTGTTGATTGCTAAGCTCGATCGTCTTGCTCGTAACGTCCTCTTTATCTCGAAACTAATGGAGTCGGGTGTTGAATTTGTTTCAGTCGACATGCCTCAGGCGAATAAGCTCACTATCCACATGATGGCGGCGTTCGCGGAGCACGAAGCCAGAATGATTTCTGAGCGAACTAAGAACGCCCTCGCATCGGCTACGCGTAATGGTAAGAAACTAGGTGGGAAACGTGCGGGGGCGGGACGCAAAGTTGGTTCGAAGGGTACACCACCGCCAGCATCGTTGGTCACACAAGTCAAGCAACTACGCATACAAGGTTTGACATTCTCACAGATTGCCGAGAACGTCAATGCCCAAGGTTGGACTACCTCACGCGGGAACCCTCACACCAAGCAGAGCGTCCAGCGGCTATCGAAAGTTGAAGTAACATGCTAGTAAACCCAGAACTTGTCGCCATGATCCATCTTAGACTCACCGAGGGTTGGAGTTTTAGAGGTGAGCACGTCTTAGTACCGCCCAATGACCATCCAATGTCGGATGCTGCTGGCAAGTGGTTACCATTTGACTACTTCGGTATTCCTATTCGATATCCAAACTGGATAGGTCGGCATTTCAAGCGAGATTACCAGATCTTCCTCGGCGGCTGTTACAGCGGTGTAACGTTGCTCAGCTACCCTGCCAAACAGCGGATTAAACTCGGTGACAGCACCTACGTCAACGGTGAGGTTCTCGGCATCAAGTGCCGGGTCGCCGAGGGCGAATCGATGAATCAACTCGAATTCGAGTTCTACCAGTGGGGAGATGGCCGATGAGAACACACATTGAATTATATCCCGTAAATTGGGAGTGGCGGGACGCTCGACAGGCGGGTAAGCGACCGGTTGAAGGTGTAGGTACCAATGACGCGGATTACGTTACCCAACTACGGGTTAACGGTAAAGGACTATTGTGCCCGGCCTATAGAAGTTGGGTCGGTATGTTGAGACGCTGCTATAGTAAAAAATTTCACCAGAGTAGCCCTTCCTACGTTGATGCAACCTGTCACAAACCTTGGCTACGCTTCTCGAATTTCCGCAAGTGGTTCTTTAAACACCTTGAGATCGTAGGTAGTTTCGGTTACGAAGGTCCGCTTCAGTTAGATAAGGATATTTTGTCTAATTCTAAAACCTACGGACCTAAAACTTGTTTACTCGTCACACCATCGCTAAACATGTTACTGGTAGACCAAGTCAACAGTCGCGGAGACTGTCCGATTGGTGTTACTAAGTGTACGGGTAAGTTTCAAGCCCAAGTCAGTCTCAGCGGGGAGCGACAGTGTAGGTATGGCTTTGAAACACCTGAAGCTGCAGCCGCATGGCGACTACAGATGAAGTTGGACCATGTGAAAAAC